CTACACTGGATGGCATCCCACGAGGGGGCCACTCCTACTCGTCGGACATACCTTCGACGCCTTTGCCTGGCGCCTATTGTATGATCCTCAATCCCACCCTGCAAGAAGCTAGTGTGTAACCCGTGAGGATTCCACATTCGCCGCTTAAGCGATCTGGGCACAAAAAGTGCACTATCTCCGATGCGTATCTTTTGGCCGAGAGGTTCATACTTGTAGTACAAAGTACTTCCAGTATTCCTGTCGATCCGAGGGTTACGCAGCATCGAATAGGGCACCTTGATGCCAGAATCGTCATTCTCCCACCTGGGCACCATGGTAAAGCTGCATCTATTGAGCAACCATTGCACAGTGTGAGGCAAGAGAACGCCCGTTCTTGTAGAGAACAGGTTAAGTTGGTTAATTGCAGAGAAGTAGTCTTGTTGCACCTCGAGACGTTTGATATAAACGCCACGAATATTCCGACCTCTAAAGAAGTCGGCGCCACAGGACTCTCGGAACGGTCCTTCTACAAAGGACTTGTCGCCGTTTATGCGGAAACCCAAAAGTGTCAAGAGACGTGTCACCAACCGGGTAGGACACAGACCTAAGTCTGGCCTAACAGGAATTATGATGTCGTCTCCATTCACTCCAAAGTTTCCACACTCACGACCCCTTGGGTAGATGGGTTTTATTCCACTTACCTTTAGGCACGCGACAACTGCACACGTGAACAAGACGGTCTGAAGGGCAAACGTATAACCGTTACCCATCGTACTGATCATGTTCAGGTCTAGCTTACCCCGATCCGACTCCGTGGATGCACATCGATATCTCTCCAGAACCTGGTAGAATCCAGGAGGAAGAAACTCTTTGAGCATCTTACGGCTTATCGTATCAGAAGCAGATTCAAGGTCTATCGTTGCGACAGACCCGTCAATACTGCCTAGGCGAGCTAACTCACGATTCTTGAATTGCTGAACAGTTAGGTCAATACCATATCTGTCCAGCAGTCTATCTTCAAGAATATTGCCAAAGCCTAACTGATAAAACATGTTCAGTGTCGGCTCAGAGCAAATCGTGCGTGAAGTGCTATCGTTCTTCGGGACGAACGTTAAGCGGTTACTTGAAACTACACGAAACTGACCGTACTCGAAGGTTCGGAGGATTTCTCCGTAACCCCAAGAGGGCAAGGATGCAGTGTAGTGCTTGTACCAAAAGTACAAGAAAGGGTCAGTCCCTGTCAATGGAGATGAAAACAACTTTGTATAAAAGTCGCCTCCACGTCCACCCACGTTACTTCCCGGCCCTAAACGACCTCGCTTTAAAAGGTCTATCGGTTCCGAGAGTAGATGGTTGATCCGTTCTCCATTCCACCAAAACTTTGAGAGCTCATCTCTGAACTCTCCGAGTAATATGGAATCGAGGGGTGTCACTTCGAGGGGCTCCCAGTTGCCACATGCAGTATTGCATGCAACGAACTTGTCCCAAGCCTTGTCATTTAACTTGTCGTCTTTCACTTCCCACTTTCGTGGTAAGCTACGGGCGATAGAGGTACACGCGGCTTGGAACGGGGAGATACCGGGCCACATTAGACCTGGATTCTTGACGACAAAATCGCCAAGATCAGCACCTAATGCAGTCCTAAGATCCTTTACAAGTTCAGAATAAAGAGCTGCTGGGAACTTCCCCATACGGCTTTTCTCCGATAAGACATGATCCGAAACTAGTGGTTAAACCACTTAATCAATTGGTCAACCCACGTTGAAGCCAACGGAATCAGGTATGGAAACCCGAAACCACCAGCGACTACGTAGACGAACCCTTTGACAGTTTCACGACACAGCTTCTGGCACTTCATCGTTAGATGACGCCATTTGCGAGAGTGTCGCCAAGTCCCGCTGAGTTTTCCACAAGGAAGCCCAACAGGAAAGAGACCATGGCACGGAGATTGGCAGCATCTTCAGCATCGGACCCAGCCGGCACGTCTAAAGTAAGACGGGCATGAGCCAGGGCGATCTGATTTGAGGATGCCACTTGCACGCCTTTAACGACGTGAAAGCCGTACGTGTTCTTTGGAACACTCTGGTAGACCCCAGTCACCGCATTAGCTGCCGGTAAGCTCTTTGGAGCTATAGGCCGCGTTACGATGATAGAGAAGGGATCGGACACGCTATGCGCTCGGACGTCAGTCTGTGTGCCACCGAGACCGGTGACAACATACTTTTTCGACCGCGCATCGGTTCCATCCGCCGCCGTAGTATACGTCGGTGAAGTGAAACCTGTTTGAGCTTGCCCAGTGATTGTGCCATCTGATGTGATGGACATGAGTCTGCACTCCAACAAGGTTAGTAGGGCGTAATACGTCGGAAACCGTTGAGAAGCGACCCAATGTTGAGCCACTTCTTCCAGCTCGCTCCCGGGTACGTGATCCTGAAATCAGGAACAAGTGTTGCCGGGTTAGCAGCGATTCTGGAAACGGTGTACCGTTCCGTATCACATAAACCAGGATCCTGGGACAGCCATACATATTTCTCCGACGCGGTGTCTGCGGGCTTCATGAAACGGGGGTTAACAGTGGACTTGAGTCCACTGCGCCTGACCGTCTGATTAACCCACACAACATCGCTAATCGGAAAACTGTAGGCGTCGATTAGATTGCCAATATTGGTAAAATAATCGATGAGGAAGGAATATGGCACGAGTTCCCAAATCGTTGGCAGAAAGTTAGAAAGGGATAACCCGAAATTTTGTTTCGTGTATCCCAGTTCGGAGTTCGCGTAAATACGAACTTTACCGATATACCTAACCTCTGCTCGCGACTTGGTGATCACGTCATACCACAATTCCATGCCCCCACCAATTGGCAGAACACTCGTACCGACACTGTGAAACGTTTCTTGGATGCCTTTGCCTCGTACGACTTGTGAGTCGTCACGAAACGCGAACTCTCCAAGGGCTTCACAGGCGCCGTCGAGGTCTGACAACAATGGGGCCCATGCATATTGTGTTTCCAACCATGAATCCGTCAAAACTTTAGACTTCAAATATTCGCGCTTATTAGGCGCCAGGCGACCGAAACCCTTCCTCGCTCTCTCGAGCTTGGATAGATAGTCGCGGCCTGCCCGTTTGAAGGTTTCAAATGGATGACGTATTCCCCGGATTGTCTTAGCTAGCTCGCCTAAAAACACTCCACCTTGAAAGGCGGTTTGTGCTTTCCGAGCTTTAGATAAAAACTCAGACCGAGCCTGGTTAAATGCTTCGGATTCGTTACCCGCATACGACGATAAGTTCGTCTGCAACGGATAGCCTTGTGTGTAGTATTGCCGAATAATCTGTGATGCAGGTGGAAAGTTGGCATTGAACGTGGTTTTAGCCACGACGTTGCCCCACGCATGGTTGACAACTTCACGTTGTCCCTCCATGGTGGTTGTCGCCGATAGTCCATGTTTTATCCTGTACTTCCAGCCCAATATGTTAGTCCCGAAGGTAACCGAATCGTGACAATTAAGCACGAGCGGGTAGTCTCCGAGTAAACTAATTGCGCCAGTCGAAACAGTTAAACGATAGACTTTAAGTGACAGATCTTCCCAATGCTCCCATGATTTAGACGGCATTTCCTAACTCCACAAGGGTTAAACCCGAAGGCGGACATTTCAAGTCCACAAAGGGGGCTTATTATAGGACTATGGCCCTTATCTACAAACTTATTTAACGAGCTTGTAGACAGGTCTCCATTCCCTAGACGGTAACGTCTTGATGGTTTCCATCACTACGTTACTACCAGGGAACTTGACGAACGAGTGGTGAGCAACCTTGCATCCGTCATAAACGGTACGCAAAACCGCTTCCTCTCTCGCGCCGATGACAACGTTATGGAAATTCTCTGGTAACCCCTCGTCAACAGACGGGAGGCCCGAGACCACAACCTCATCATAAGCCACGTCAAGTTGGTCCATTGATACGCCATTACGGCGCACGTGACGCTCCAATGAAGAGAGTGGTCGAAGACCCACTGAGACTCTCCATCGGTAAGCCAGCTGACACAGAGTTTTACGGCTCAATTCATGAACCGCTAGGCCTTGTATATGCTGGAAATCGAGCCAATCGTAAACGTAGTTCCGGAATTCCGGATGAATACGCATCTGATTGTAGAGAGTTTTCATGGATATCATCGACTTCTCCTCAATTGGGGACGCGACGTGCGCC